GATATCGAACGACTCGCTGCCGCCATTTTCCGGTGAACGTTGCTCGTGAATCGATCGACATGTTTCGAAGCATTTGTAAACGACGCGCTGAACTGCGTTGCGTCGCTGACCAGTCTAACCAGAAGTTGCTCTGTCATTTTGCTCTCGCCTGCCCACCGCCGCTATTTGCGTCCACATCGTCTTCGATGCTTCCGCTGACAGTGGTTTTCCTTCTTCCCGTTCATCCGTGAAAGTCATCTTGAAAGAATCAAACTTGATTCGCTTCTGGTCTTTCTTTTCCGAATTCGCAGCAACAATGTAGTATGCAATCTGCATCAAGTAATGGTCTGTTCGCGACGGCTCATCCCATTCACTTTCGATCGCTGCCATTCTGGTCAGATACTCACGGTGCGTCATGCTTTTGGCAAGCTCGTCGAGCGTGCCTGGCAAGTGCCACTTTTCCTGAATCTTCAGGAGTCCGGAGTATCTGATTGCTCGTTTTTTGCTGTCTCCTTGTCCTCCGCCAAATCACTGACTTCTTCAATCCATGCGAAAAGCTTCTTGACGACTCGGCTTGGCCACGCCCGGACAACTGCCGGCGAAACGTTGTCTTTCTTCCCGGTAGCCTTCCACAAGCATAGCGAGACAAGGAGTGGCTCCCCGTCTGAAACGTTGCCCATTCCGACAAGTTTCCCGTCTGCCATGCGAGCACCGGCTAGAGTCTGGTTCCGCCATTTGCACGCCGCATCCTCCGAAGCTTCCTTGAGAATGTAATCCTCGCCGCCTATTTTGACTTTCCGCTCTTGCGGTTCTAGGTCGAATTCCCAGACCTCGAAATCCTCTTTCGGGGTCTGGGGTGTTTTCCGTTTCGCCATTTTCATTCGCTCCTGATTTTCAAAAACACTTAGCGGCGAACGATTCGACGCCGTCGACTTACTTTACGCTCAACCGTGACATCGCGGAAGAAACGCTGCAGAAGTCGAGGACGCTCCTTTGCCACTTCGCGAGCACTTTCGAATGCCCGCTTCAAGACAGGTGGACGTGCGGGGCAAACGCCGCCAGCACATTGCGCCTGGACGCTGCTGCAAAACGACGAAGCAACGCCGATACCGATAATCAAAATTAAAGTCTTCATTTCTTTCCTTTAGTGGATTTAAGCAGATCCATTGTAAGAGCCGTCGAAGCCGCCTTCTACGTTGCCTGTTGGATCCCAGTTGGTTGGTTGGATCGTGTACTCAGCTTCCGGCGACGTCCCCTCTTCGGCAGCTGCTGGAACAAACGAGCGAAGATACCCATAGAACGCTAACGAACTACCGTCAGCGAAGTGCACGGTGACCGTTGTCTCTACGTTGATCAACGTGAGTAAGTCGTTATATACGTTCGGGTCGTAGAGGCATGTCCCGGAGACCGGCGTCATTGTCTTCAGGCTTCTCGCACGCATCGTGCGATAAGTCCCATTGTGCATCGTCGTCGTGTCGACCGGATCGCCACCGTCTAGCCCAGGAGGCGTTACAGTTTTTTCCCAAAAACTGAAGGTGTCACCACCGGAAGCCGCCAAGGCAATCTTCGTGCTGTAGCCGTCCTGTAGCGGAATGCCCTCAGGGGTGCCGCGTGTTGTGTGTACTGATGCATCTGCCATTGCGAAATCTCCTTAAATGTTTGCGTGTGCATTTAGTTGTCGAATATGCACGGTTCCGTTGATTGAAAAAACATAGCGTTTACTGCTATCAATGTCCCTTCCCAGTGGGATCGGACCAGAAGTCAAACTCCATGCGTGGAGAATGAATTCATGCGTTCCAACAAACACCAAATCACGCAAAACCTTTTCGCTCAAAACGACAGCCAGTTCGTTGGCTTTCTCCCAGCCGTCGTTATAGCTTCGCGATCTCACCTGCACCTGAATACCAGGCCGGGCAATGTCCATTCCGCCAAGCATCAATCTCCCAAGCTTGACTGGCGATGTGCCAATAAAGGCGACCACATTATCGGGTCTGTCGGGGATGTTGGCAACGTAGCTCGGCCAATCCGACGAGGCGCCATCGGTCCCTGACACTAGCATTGTTTCGTCCATGATCACGCCGCGTTGAATAAGCGCTTTGCGGACGATGAAGGGCGGTGAATCTCTGATTCTTCCCGTGGGAAGCTTAAGCGGTCGAACCCATCTCGCCGAATCGACTTCAAGCCCGGCATTGACCCGCCAAACCTTAACCGCTGTCACTGGCTGCACGCCATCGCTATAGATGGCGATCCCGATATCGTAAATCCTTCGGGGCTGCGCAACGCCAGCCGTGTTTGTTTCAATTGCGGTCTGAACGCGATCCGGCTGGACCTCGAAACTCGAATCAGTCTCCGTGGAAACCCCAACGTTGACCGTACGGCCGTAACTGATCCCGCTGTACGCGGCGTCAGTCTCCGTTGCGATTCCAAGACCGAAATTCCAGCCCACAGCGAGGGCGGAATTGGATTCGGTGATCAGTCCTACCGCTACCATCTAGCCGCCAATTTCGCTGAAGTAAACGGAGCAGTGGGTTGTGAGTGTGCTGGTCGGCGCGTCGTTCAGGGACCATACAAACCGCTCGCTAGGCGAAAGTACGATTTGATTGCGTCCGAGGAGGTCCCTTGACCCAGACCGCATAGCATTTAATGCAACCAGGATTTCCTGCTTGAGCGTCCCGCCTGTGATCTGAGTGCTGTTGTTCCGTTCCGCCGTAGATCCGGCAGCAACGCCACCTGATGACATCGTGCTTTGCGGCGTAACGGAAGATCCGCCGCTTCCGGATGTCGAATCCGACGTGTAACGTTTGAAACTATGCGCCAGAATTTCATCTGTTTGCGAGGCGCCTGATTGCGCCCACTCGATCTTGTGGATCACTACAACGGCATCGGATGGAGCCGTGATCTCGAACAAGTCTTCGGCGGCGGTAACGTCTTCTCCGGAGAAGCAAACCATATATTCGCCATAGGGCTCGACTCTAACCATTATCGTTCTTTCCTGGTAAATGCGGACGCCCGTAGGTTCCCTGTATCAATTGGGACTATTTCCTGGCTTTTCCTCTGCAAGTGGAGCCCGGCAACCATTAGCCCGTCAGTTGTGGTTTTTCCTTGCTTCCATGCTTGCTCAATGTATCCTGCGACCTGTCCCTGCATTTCCCTTGCGGGCTTCTCAAGGAATTTCGCTTCCGCTCCGGGGCGCTGGAAAGTTGCCGTTGTGTTTTCGTGCACCGGAAGTGCGTACGCGGCAGTGTAGCCCACAACCACCGATCCCGATGTGGCTTTACGCCTCATGCCCTGGAACCTCTTGCGAAGTGCCCCGACTCCGCTTATCTTCGCTTTGACACTCATATTAATCCCTGACTATGGTCAAGTTTTTACGCGTGTCAGTATCCTCAAAACCGGGCGCCTCCGGAACAGCAGGATTAGGCGCATCGCGAGAAACAGCGTAAGCCAGCGGCAATCCGACGCCGAGTGCTGTCAACCCTGCCGCGATGAGGCTTTTCGTCCAACCGCCGCCGTCGCTGGGGTTGTTGGTGATATTTTCGGTCATGAATACGTCTCCAGGCACTTCCCCACCCTCCTCGACTTGATTGTAAGTTGCGCCCATGCCTTCAAGTACAAGCTGATCTTCAGCCTCCACCCGCCTTGCCTCCTGCTCCATTCCGCGACGGACATGTTGAAGGCTACTCGCCCCCAGCGCCGTCTCCAGCTTCGCCCTCCGCTTCATCTCCTGCCGGGTGTTCTCCCTCAGGTAACTCTGGTCCCCCTTTGATTCTTTCGTAAACATCGAAAATGTCCTCCCCAGTGACCATTGCTTCAGTGATTCCGCGATTGACCCGAGAGGTCTCGCTGCGAGCCTCTCGGGTCTGGGCGAAAAAACGCTCCATTGTCCCGCGAAGTAATTCCTGTGCGTCAGCCTCGCTCATGCCATCGCTCATTTGTTACTACTCCTGGTCAATTAGACCTGCGTTGTGGGTCCGGCAATTGGAGTTGCCAGGACACCGCTAACCGATCGTCCTTCAACCGGACCAAGCTCATCAAATCGCTTCGCGCTTGAGCGGCCCATAAGGGAATTGATCTCTTGCGTGGCATTTCGCGCAAGTGAATTGCTCAACGTGATATTTCCCGTTGCTTCGGTAATCATCGCTTGTGCAACGCTGTCAGGTAAATCTGCCATAGTAAAATACTCCTCAAGTAAAGTTGCGTGCTAGTGCACTATGAAAAGACCACAAACATTGCGGCCTAAAGTCCTTATTGAATCGTGCTGCTGTCTAGCTTTAGGGTTCCGCCGTGCGGGTTGATTTCCATTTCGTCGATCTTCTCGCCTTCGGAATAAAGCATAAACGTCCATCCAGGCTGACCCTTTATCTCTTCCCGAACGATCTGTTGAACCCGTTCAACGTTCGTATTGCCAGTTTCTCCCTTGTCTCCCTTTGCCCCCTGCAATCCGGGTTCGCCTGTCGCCCCTTTTTTGCCATCGTTTCCGATCGGTCCGCGCGGTCCCCGTATTTCCTCGCGGTGATCACGAAGCAAGATCGCAACGACCTTAGCGGCTATTTCGTCAACGCTCGCCGGTGGCGCCGGTGGAACCGGGTTTGGTTCTTCCGGAGGCTCAAGCGGCGATGTTGGTATCTGTCCTGGTCCTGGTCCCCTGTAGTCGTCGTCGGGTTCGGGTCGTTGTGCGTGTTGGTCGCAATCTGCCTGATTGCAGTTTGGTCCGCTTCACGTAGCCCCACTGCTGACGACACGCATTGCGCTCCGCTCGCGAAAAGATTCCCATCGCGGAAGATTGTATCCAGCGTCAATTGTGTCGAGCTTGCGAATCTTCATTTCTTCCGGAACGTCCGGAAGTATTTTCCACGGGCTTTCCGACAGCGTTGCAGCCGAACCGACCGCAAGAAGTAGCGTCAACGCCATGCAAATGACTGGCCTTAATTTAGTTTCCATTTGAATCCTCCCGGGTGTCGTTGCCCGTTTGCGGTCACGCTCCTGCGATCAACGGGGTCGAACGAAAAAATGCCATCCGATCCGCGAATGAATCCATACCAATCGCGGCCGGGTCTATCGAAATACTCTACAGGCTGCCCTGCGGTGTCGTGGCAATCGTTGCAACTCTCACCGCTGCCTACCATCCAGCCCGTATAGTTTTTTGGCGTGAGCCATCCGTGGCCCTCCCCGGCATGATGCCATTCATGACCGAGGTCGTCTTCCCAGACTTTGTTAACTAACTTGCTCCAGTCCGCGTTGACGTCCGGATAAAACGAAACAACGCCTTTCGCCGAAAATGCTTTTCGTTCGTGCCCCGAATGCACTGTCATTTCCTTGACGATCTTCTGACTGACACGAAACGGCAAATCTGATTCGTCTCTAAATGGTCGGAAAATGTGCGGTTCGTATGATTCGAATCCTCTTTCGTTGCTTGCCTTCTCCAGAACTCGAAGCGCAAACGCGTGTCCTTTTCCGTGGAAGTGAAGTTCGAAAAACGTTGTCCCTTCTGGCCAAACCCAATTAGGGCGAGTCTTCTTTCCCGAAAACGTTGTCGGATTCGGGTAGGTGATATTGTTGATCCGCAACGGTTTCACGTCCCTTGGCCAGACAAATGATCGCGTTAGCTTGTTGGTCTGTCGTCCGCCAGGGTTCTTCCACGGGAACTCCATCCCTGAAAGCGTGTGCTGAAAGCCAGGTAGTCCAACTTCGAAACGCGTATCTTGGAACGTCCCGCCCTGGTAGACGATCGCGTTTAGCTTGTATTCGCGGGCATCCTGCCATCGCCCGTTTATCCGCTCGTCGTCCAGCTGCATCCGCTGGGCAAAGAGGGGTTGCGCCAGAGCTATCAGGCAAACGCACGCAATCTGCTGGCTTGACGTCATGACACAACCCCCTGAGCCAACGCAACGAATCGCTCAAATGTTGCGGATGCATAAGCACCGTAGACACCAAACTTCATTTGTAACGCGCCGGAAGTACTCCCGCCACCGAGCACGCCAACGTATTGCGTCACGTCACCTTTGAGGTCGTTGTCCATCCAAACCTTGACATTGGAGCCAGGCAGGACGCCGATTCCAGACCCGCCATGGCGGACTTCCCACTCGATCGCGAACGAGTGCGTTCCGTGCGTATAATCCCACTCGATTTTTTGAATGTCTTCGTATTCTGGGACCGTGCCCTTCGACCCTCGGACCCATAGCTGAAACTTGCCATCGTAGACATAGAAGGCAATCGGGGCTTCTACGCTTCCGATCCAGTTGCCTCCGAACGTTCCTGGGTGGCAGTCGAACAACTCGCACCAAGAGCCGATTGGGTTCGCGCCTGTCGACAGTATGCTATCCCACTCGGCTTCTGACATCGTCCCGCCGGCTGTGAAGTCGATTGTGAATTCACAACGATAGCGGCGGTTCGGCTTTAGATACCAGACGTCGCTCGTGAAGTCTGTCGATACGCCAGCCGGCCGAATCATGCAATGCTGCTGTTCCAGGCCGGGGGCCTGAAAGAAGTCGACAATTTTCGACGGCGTCTTTCGGTCGAAGTGCAGGTTGCCTTGTGCGTTGAGTTCCGGCATCTGGTACCACTGCGGAACTTGGAACTTATGGTCGAAGCTGTTGAACTCCAAGTTAACTGAAGAGTTCCCCACGTAAACCGTTGGCGGAGGGTCAACGGAGTAGACGTTATTTGTGATGTAGAATGCATCCCATTCCGCCTGGCTCATCGCACCAGTATTCCAACTGAAAATGTTGTTCGGGATACTTGCACCGACTCCCGTCGCGTAGTCAGATTCGCTGGCAACTCCAACCGAACCCGCACTTGGCACAACGCCGACCGGCGGCGGAGTCACTACTGGTGGTGCAGCAGGGTTCTCGGGTTGCTCGGGGATCGAAGCGGCAACGGTTGGAACGGAATCGTTTTCCTGAGCCATCCCCACGATTTGTTTTGTGTGCGTTAACTTCAGTCGCTCGCTGTGCCTGATCAGTTGCACGTAACGATCGAACTTCCTGCCCTTGAGATCGGGGATGCTTTCCCAGTTCGTTATCTGGTAGACGTCGACATCCGCGCCGGGTGGCGGCAAGTCCTTGAGTGCTCCAACCCAGACGATACCGCCGACCGTCAACTCACGGTCAACGTTGAGCTCGTAATCGTACGCGAGCGTGTTTGAGTTGGCTTGGAGGGTGTCCCCGATTCCAGGAGACTTCTCGAATCGCACGCTAATTTCAACGGGATTGCTAACAACGGCTTCGCCGTATGCGTTGCTTGCAATCTTCTCCCAATAGACCACCTTTGATGGGCGGTTTTTGGTGAAATTATCATCGCGTGCGAGTGTGACCATGTTAAACCTAAGTTCGCGTTGTGCCTGCCCAAGTCAGAATTGTTTGCTGATTTCCCCCTTCGCTCGTTAAATCCGCAAGGAACCCAGTCCAATCCAAAGTGACAGCCACTTGCCCCCAGCTTGTATGATTCAAGCCAAATCCCCATTTGCCTTGAAAGGACATCTCCGCTTTTTGCGTGCTTGACTGTGTCGGCTGCTGGTCCCGGATCGCGTACAGGTGTGCAGCCAGATAAGTTTCGATATTTTTCAGGAGGACAGCCGTCACCGTCTGGCTGTTCCCCGTTGCAACTTCCTCAAGCCGGTCGACGAGTGCCGACGCGGCTTGAAGAAAAACCGACATGTCCATATTCGGATCGGTGTCGATGACTTCGCGAACAAGATTTTCGTTTGTGCGTATCGTCATCGAGGAACCTTTACTTCAGGATTGCGGCTATCAACTGGACCTTGCTACTCTGCTTCACGCCGGTAAGGTCAAGCCCCAGATCCTTGGCGATTTCCTTGACATCAGAAAGCGTTAAGGACTCAAGCTCCGATCGCGAAAATCCGTTGTTAGATTCGTTCGGATCGGGGATCACTTCGACGGGCTCTTCGGCAAGTGCCACAGATCCGCTTGCCTTGCTTTCGATTGCGACTGTCGGCGCGTCGTCAGGCAACCGCATGAACTTCTGGGAGCCAGGCTGGTTGAACCGCTTCGCTAGATCAATGCTGGATTCGAATACATCGCCTTTGCGATGCCTGCCGCTGTCGCCTTCGTGCATTCCAGCCATCAGTTTAAATTTCATCGTTTTTCGCTCCTAATCCTTTTGTTTCAAAAAAATGACCCTCGTCCGTCCATGGTGCAAAAACGGACGAGGGTCTTCGCATTCTGCCTCTTGGGAGGAAACAGAAAATACTAGCTCAAGTTATGACGTGGTTCCGTGGCACACGCCACAATTCCCACTGAAGTCAGATCGAATCTGAGGAACCATGATTCCCATAACTTTGAAGTTCACTTGCATTCCGCCTTTGGTTTCCCATTGGACCGTAGTCATGTTCATACCATTGACAGCACGCGCGACGTCGCTGGTCATTTGGACAAGCAACATTACGTTGCCGGTCAAATAGTCCAATCGCTTGACACCGTTAATGCCGTCGA